ATCTCTACCGAGGCAACAACCTTGACTCCCTTGCGTTGCATAGCAAGGTCAAAGCCACCGACTCCAGCGAATAGACTAACCCCAGTCAGCATCAGTACCAGCCTCGTCTGTCGCTGTGGCGGAGAGCGCGACACGCGCTCCCTGAATAGCGATGGCTAATGTATCTAAGGCCGTGTAGGACTTGGAGTTCAGGTCTGCTACTACGTTCTCTAAGGAGTTGAGCAATTCCGTAAGCGCTTGATCCCTGCTGGTTCTTTGCGAGGTGGTCAAACCTGCTCTCACGGGTCCATAATCTGATGAGGCACGCTGTTTCTCGCTTCGTATATCCGAGAGCTGCACTATATTCTCTTGCGATACGCTTGTTGTTTTGTTTTTCATTCGTCGTCGCCTTCGTCCTCTGCGATATAACTGGCACTTTCGATGATAGTTCCTTCTTGCCTGCCTCCGGTGCTAGTAACCACAACAAGCACAGTATTGCCGTCAATATCAAGCCACTTTGCACCTGTTGTCTCGTCATAAGCCTTCTCCAATTCTAACAATTCCTTGTATGTTTCGGGGTAGGCTTGTGCCAACCTAGTTAAAGCGCGATCTCGTACCCTTCGATAGTTTCTTTGGCGCACAGCCATACGCATAGCGCTTTCTATTCTTTTATTTCTGTCGGTCAGAGTCATTTAACTTATCCTCCACTACTATTAGCGCGTATATGGTTAGTAATACTACCAGCATACCGATAAAGAACATCATCAGATCTCTCTCCTTAACGTCTCATACAACTCGGTCACATCAAGCGGTTGGCCTACTGGTAGGGCGTCTAGATCATCGCTCTCCCACCCTGATACCAACAACCGGGATCCGCGTGGGGCTAGGTGTAGCCAGGATAGGGCGTCGAAGACTCGCTCTCCACCCCACCTAGTCTCGCCGTCCGGCTCTATCACTTCATAGAATAGTTTCAGCCCAGACTTAGCAGGGTGAAAGGCTATTAGTTTGCCCATTTTATCCATTGTCTTTCCCTTCCTTATGTAGTGAGCAGTAATTCTTGCCAGCGTAGTACCAGAAGTATCCTGGGTCTGAGTCATACCAGCCACAATAGTCGCACTTATTCATTACTCTCCCCTTCTCCCGCTAGTAGTAGTCCGTTAGTAATAAGGCTAGCCCACATATCATCGGCAGACTTATCCTCTCCCGCTTTAATTAAGTTGATCTCTTCCATAGCTCTCACCATTCTCAATAGGTTACGCGTACCATTCTTGGTATCGCCTTCGATTAACTGCTCCACGCCGATCTTCCGGCATAGTTCTGCCTTCTTCTCCCAATATTCTTTATTCATATTTCTCTCCTAGTGTGTCGTAAGTTTCATCGGCGCTACCGCCCTCTTCCGCGTTAAAGCAGTCCTGGCATAGCCACCTTAGCCCGCCACTATCTGCCCATATTAAGTCTTCTGACCAGTAGTTATCCTTGCAATTACTGCAAGGTGCCATAGTA